GTGGAAAATTGGGAACTTATGCGTGAGCGTTTATTCGCCATAGCATGTTCCTGGTTATCCATCGATTTCGACAAAATGCCAAAGGTCAGGAGGGTTTTACTGCTGGAGAGGGGTTGGAAGACTCGTGTTGTCTGTCCAGTGGAGACTGCGGCCCTTCATCTTGCTTCAGCAGTTGGCAACGCCCTGCTCGAAGTTTTGAAGAAGGTCCCCGGAGTGCGCAATTCAATCACTAAAGATCCCGTTAGGGACCTAGAGTGGGAGACTGGCAAACTCCACAGTCTCGTCAGGTCGCTCGACCTTAAGTCAGCGTCTGATTTCCTTGAACATACTGTTAACCATGCAGTTGTTAAAGGAGCACTGGATGGACTTGGAGCTCCTGAGTGGATGTACCTTGTGGCCTTCCGTACCACAGGTCCCCAGGAGTTCTGTGACTGCCGTGGAGTGTGTAAGCCCCACGAGCATTGGCGCAGTGAGCGCGGATGCCTCATGGGCAACCCTATCACCTGGCCGGTCCTCAACTTTGTGTTGCTATATGCACATAATTGTTCGGGGTCGGACGGTATGTATGCCGTTAACGGAGACGACTACATAGGATGTCACAACAAGTCAACCAACGAGAAACTTTCAAAGGTAATCACAGAGTTAGGCCTCAAGCTCCACCCCACAAAAGATTTTGTCACCTTTAATGGGATGGGCATCTTTGCCGAAGAGCTTGTGGCCGTTGGGAGAAGGCGTGTATACAATAGTATCTCGCTTAAACCCTTGAACCCTGTGGGCGAGCGCGAAAAAGGTGGTACAAAGCAGCCGTGGCTTAACGGCCCTACGCTGTGCAAAACCATTGATCGTGCTCCCTTGTATCAACGAGGAGTCCTAAAGGAGATCGTTACTGCCATGTACGTAAAGGAGTTTTCAATGCTCCGATCGTCTGGCATCCACCCCACATCACCTAGGTGGTGTGGTGGTGCTGGTTTCCCAGGGACACCCTCCGTCCAACTCTCACGACTAGGACGGGGGATCCTCGGACAAGGACCGATGAAAGTTGTTGAAATCATCTCAGAGTTTACCAGTGCCTGGGGGCGGATGTCGTCAATCGCCATGGATGACGCCCGTTCCCGTGTGCAAAGGGTCTACTCTGAGTATGGACTACGACCTAACCTGGAAGAGGAAGTTATCCCTCTGTCTGAGTACGTGACTCAACAGTGTGGACGTATCTCCTTCGCCTACACGCTTGCTGGTTTCCCTCCAGAGACTAGTAAGTTAAGTATCACCAGGTTAGGTAGGCGTTTACAGGGATTGGTCAACAGATGGTTTGACG